CAAGGGATGCCGTCGGCGTCGGCCAGAGGCCCGACCGCGCCATCGTCTCGAGACTCGGCCGCGGCTTGCCAACACGCCCGGCCGAACCACCCAGGTTCGACCCGTAGCTCGACGCGGCTGGCGTCGGAAGCAGCGATGAAGATGCGCTTGCGGAGGTGCGGGGCGCCGACTCCGGCAGCGCTGAGCACCGTCCACTCCGCATCGAACCCGAGAGCGGCAAGGTCGGCCAGCACTCCTCGCAGGCCACGGCGCCGCAGTCCAGGCACGTTCTCGATGACGACCCACGCGGGGCGAAGCCCGGCAACCACCCTGCGGAACTCGGGCCAGAGCCACCGGGGGTCGGCCTGCGCGAGGCCCTTGCCGGCAAGCGAGACGGGCTGGCAGGGGAACCCTCCGACGATGACGTCGACGGGCTCGGCGTCTGCCGTTGGCCAGGTGCGGATATCGTCGTGGCGTCGGACGTCGGGCCAGTGGCGCTCGAGGACTGCGCGGGCGAAGGGGTCGAGTTCGACCTGCCAGCGGCACTCGAAGCCAGCGAACTCGAAGCCGAGGTCAAGTCCGCCGATGCCGGCGAAGAGACTGCCGAGGGTTGGCATCTCACAGCTCCCTCCCCTGGCCACAAACCCTGGCCACAAACCCGCCCACCGACGGCCCCGTTGTGGCCACCGTGCAACGTGCGTTCCGCCTCGCCGAATCGCCCGCGGAGCCCGATGCTACGGGGCTTGCAGAGCGAGTGCGCGAGAGCGCCGGAAACCGCGGGTCGGACTTAAAATCCGCCGACCCGAGAGGGTCGTGGGGGTTCGAGTCCCCCTCCCCGCACCACGTTCTACGGGCCTTGCAGGGCTTCGGGCCTTGCGCGGCCTGATCTGGGTCGCTCATGCCTTCCTTCCCACGCGCTCGAGCAGCGCGTCGGTGGCCTTCACGACCGCCTCGAGGTAGTCGAGAAGGCGCATCAGGTCCTCGTTGCTCAGGGCCACCTGAGTGCTCCAGGCGGTGGCGTTCTGGATGCGCGCGCGCAGCTCTTGCCGCTCCTTCGCGCTGAAGATCGGCTTCGGGTCGGAGGCGGGCTTGCTCACGTGCTCCACCCCCTCGTGTGATCCTTGATCCGCGTCGTGGCGATCTCGGGATCGCGCTTCTCGCTGCGACGCCGCGCGCGCTTGACCTTGCGCTTCAGGAACCTGCGGGTGGCGCTGGTCTCGCCGGGGCAGATCTTCTCGGCCTTCTTCACGGCTGCACCTCCCGCAGCTGCCAGTCCCAGGTCCCGCGATCCAGGCACTCAAGCCACGCCACGGCCACGGCGGCGACCTGCACCAGCTCAGCGCGCAGCTTCGTGAGAGTGTTCGGCTGCTCGCGCCAGTGGTGCTCGTTGACCTCCTTTGCAAGCTCGCCGACCTCTTCGGTCAGGATGGCTAACCACTGCAACGGAGGGTGGTTCTGCTCGCCCCACTTGGCGTCTTGGGCACAGCGCTCCCTAAGAATCTCCCCCACACATTGAGTGGCGGTGATTTTGGTGACGTCGCTCATCGCCCCGCCCCCTCGCCTGCGGCTACCCCAGGGGGCACCGCAGCACGAGCGCCTTCACCGCCCACATGCTGGACTCCTCCAGCTTGGTAAACGCGAGGCTGCGCTCCCTCGATGGCGGGCACACCGAGGCCAGCCACTTCGCATGCGCCAGCGAGCGCTCCCGGATCTCCGTGAGGATCTTGGCGGTCGCTTCGTCCGGCTTGTGGTAGCCGAAGGAGTTGGTCAGTTGCTCGTTCACGTCTTGAGTCTTGGGTTCCATGCTTCTTTCCGTGCAGATAGACAAACGCCGAGTGAAGCCAGTTACGGCTCACGCTGTCGGCATGTTCCAGCGTGAAGTTCATCAATGCGGTGTCGAAGGCTTTCATCGCCCTTCCCCCTCGCCTGCGGCGGGCTCTCCGGCCCCCGGCAGGGCGGCGCGCAGCTTCGCGAGCGTGTCACGCTTCTCGCGCCAGTGGTGTTCGTTGACCTCCTTGGCCAGCTCACCGACCTCTTCGCTGAGGATGGCGAGCCAGTGCATCGGAGGGTGGTTCTGCTCGCCCCACCTGGCGTCCTGGTCGCGACGCTCTCTCAGGATCGAAGAGACGCACGGCGGGACGTTGAGATTGACGGTCGGCGTCATTGTCCCGCCTCCCCGCTCTGCGGCTGCGGGTAATCCGACCATTGGCCCGGCTCCGTTCCCTCTTCGGCGGCCTCTGGAACGAGGCCGTGCCAGGAACGAACGTAGTCGGCTTCAAACCAACCATCGGCTCCGATCACGCTCTTCCCCCAAGGCGTCGAGAGATCCACGATCAGTTGCCTCGCCTTGTTTGTCTCGGGGAACCCGGGGATGCGGCCGATGAGAATGGCGCGCGTGAACGTGCCGCCATCGAGGTGGTAGCGAACCGCTTTCATGTGCCCGACTCCTTCTGCGCGGCCGCGCGGTGGCGCGCGACGACTTCAAACACGGCCCCATCCGACGCCATGTAGGCCTCCCACAGTTGCGAGATGCGGGTCTCGTCGTCGCCTGTGTAGTCCTCAAAGGACTGCCACGCGTCGCAGTAGCGCGCCGCGGCATCGACCACCTTCCGGAGCTCGTCGCGCTCCTGCATGAGCGCCAGCACGTTGTCCTGCTGCTGCTTGAGCAGGCCCTTCGTGGTCTCCAGGTCCTTGCGCAGCGCGGCCCGCTCGCGCAGCGCGTGGTCCTTCACGGGATCACCGCCGTAGATCACCATGCCCTCGCATGCAGCGTCGAGCCACGAGTCGAATCCCGGCGGCGGCGCGGGGCGCGGGGGTTGCGGGGTGCTCACGCCTTCGGTTCCTTCGCCTTGCGGTGCATCTCCGCGTCGCGGCAGCTGCTGAAGTGCGATTCCCACCCGCGCACGGTCTTGCCCTCGGGGGTCACGATCGTGCGCATGCTGGCGTTGCACGGCATGGGCCGGCCGTTCTCGGTCTTGACCCAGACGATCTTGGCGCCGCAGGTCGAGCACGACACGACGGGTGGGAGGTCGCTCATTGGCCTACGGGGAAAGCGGGGATCGCCTCGACAAGCATGAACAGCGTCTGGCCCCCGAACTGGCGGTGCGACTGACGTTCGAGATTCTCTTCCCGCTCGTCCGTCGTGAGAGGGTCATACACCGTCACGCTCGTGAACGTGTTGCCGTGTGGACTCGCACGCAAGGCGTCGGCGAGGTGCTCCGTGTCGTTCGCGCCATCGAAGAGCACGTTCACGTTCGCCACGCGGGAGCCAGGCCACGACATCATCACGATGGCGGGCCTGGGGCCTCTCCAGAGGTTCGAGTAGGCGTGGAGGATGGTTCCGACTTGAGGGTGTTTCATGGCGTCACGGCACTCCGAAGAAGATGGGAGCCTTGATCTGCTCGCCGAGCACCTCGATGGCCCTCAGTCGCCGAATCTCGGCGAGCAGCGAGGGCAGGGCGTTGCGCAGCTTGACCACGAACTCGCGATCCTTCGGGGGCATGTAGTCGAGGAACGCGGGATCGGGCGGGAACTTGGGGCACCGGTCGCTCCACGATGGCGGCTCGGCCTTGTGGCTCAGCCGCTCCAGCTCCTCCACGGTCGCCTTGATGTCGCGCGTCACGGCTGCACCTCGCTGCCCTGCTTCAGCCAGCGCACCTTCGGCTCTGCCGGCCTCGTGGGAACACCGAACAGGTCGGTCTGCACGCGGAGCCTGCTCTTGCTCGACCACGTTGGGCGTGCCTCGAGTTCGGCGTCTCGCTTCCACCCGCTAGCCTTGAGGCTTGCGCCGGGTTCGCTCGCGAGCGTGTAGGTGACGGCGCGGTGATAGCCGAGTGCTTGCGCTGCGCGCCATGCGGCGCCGTAGAGCATGGAGCAGGCGTTGCGCGTGCCCGTCGTGCAGAGGCGCGTGACTTCGACCGTGCGACCGTCGTCGAGTCCGCGGGCAACGGGGCGACCAACGATCGCGACGCCGATCAGGTCTTCGCCCTCGCTCACCCCCACCGCGAACAGAGCGGACAACGGGGCGCGGTTGTGCCGGTGGTGCTTCGAGACGAACGCCTTGGCCTCGGTGATTGTCACGGGGCAGACCATCACGTTTTGCCCTCCCCCTCGCCTGCGGCGGGCTCTCCGGCCCCCGGCAGGGCCTCGGCGCGCAGGCGCGCGACCAGGGCGTTGAATGCTTCGGCAGCTTTGAGGTCAGAGGCCACCGCGTCCCACCCGTTCCACTCCAGCTCGCCCAGCCCCAGGATGGCCCCGCGCAGCTCCGCCACCTGGGCTCGCAGCGAGTCGCGCTCAATCGACATCTCGTGAATGACTGCACACACGTCAGCGTCGCCGCACTGGCACCCGCGTGCCCGTGTCATTCGCAGGGCGTCGCGCTCGGCCTGCGCAGCATCGCGCTGCTGCATGGCCTCGACGGTGTTCGCGGCTTGCAGCGCTAGCTGGGCCTTGGTGTCGGCCAGCTCCTTGCGCAGCTCCGCGAGTTCCTCCTCGAACTCCCCTTGAGCATCCTCAAGGGATGTCGCTGCGCTCGCCCAGTCGTCCTCAGTATCAGCGAGGGCTTCGCGCAGCTCGGCCAGCTCCGCGCGGGCGTGCGCGACTTCGCCAGCCAACGGCACCTGGCACGGGTCGAGCACGTAGTCGAGCCAGCTTGCGCGGCCCTCGGGCGGCGCGGGGCGCGGGGCGCTCACGACTGCTCCTTCGCGGCCTTCGCCGCCTCGACGAGGACCTCGAGCTCGCGGCGCAAGATCACAACGGTCGGCGTGCGGTCGAGCGAGAGCACCTGGCGAGCGTGCTTCAGCGCGGAGGCGACGGCGGCCGGCGTGGGCTTCGGCGCGGGGAAAAGCGTGCCGCGCTCGCGCGTGGTCCAGATCGTCGTCTTCACGGTGACACCTGCTGGCTCCCCTCAGGAGCGACGAGCCCAGGCTCGGGCAGAGGGAAATCGTGGTCCACGTTCCGCCAGAGGTGGAGGCAGAACGGGTGGAAGTTGCGGTACACGCTCTTCGGCGGGTGGAACTGCACCACGCACTCTTCCGGCAGCCAGAAGAGGTCCTTGATGTGGCACATCTCCAGCCAGTTCGGGCAGCGATTCGGCAGGCTCACCGAGACGTGCTCCCAGCCGCGCGTTTCCGCGAAGGCACCGCACGCAATGACGCGCAGCGTGACCCCGGTCTTGTGGTGCGGGATCAGGAACAGCCCGAACGGGTCGTGATCGCCCGCAGGCGGAATACCGGGCGCCGTAGCGCGGAACGCACTCACGTCACGCCAAGGCAACGGCTTCACAGTGACCTCCGCAGGACTGCGAGCGTGATCACCGCGAAGGCCGCGGCGAAGGCGAGCAGGAGGAAGATCCAGGCGCGTTCCCGGCGGGGTTCGCAAGGCTGTATCGGACCTCCATCCTGCCCCGCCGGGACGCTTCGCCGGGGCGCGACGCAGGACGTCCTCGCGCGCGGCTGGTCAGTGCTGTCGAGTTCGGACGCGCACGCGCTGCAGAAGGCGCGCTCGCCGCGCTCTTCCCAGCCCAGCGGGACGCCAATCCCAGCGGGCGCGTAGTTCAGCGTCTTGCAGGCATCGCAAGACCACTCGGAGACGATCTCCCCGTGCCGAAGAATGCCCATCACCGGCCCTCCGCGTCGCGGCGCGCGTGTTCCGCCGGGTCGTCGTGCCAGAGCCAGGTCAGGACCGCGAGAGCCACAAGGCCGATCGCGCAGAGGCCGCCGCCGACTGAGAGAAGGATGTTCACGAGACCCTCCTGACCGCCATCGCGGCCTCCGCGTCTTCGACGATCATCTGGGCGAGCGCATCCTGCCCGCGCGGAGCGAGCTCCTCGCGAAGCACCCGTTGCACCTCGAGGGCGCGTTCGATGGCAGCGCGCTCGATGGCAGCGCGCTCGAGCGTTAGCTGCTCCAGTTCATCAGCGACCCGAGCAGCGGCATCGCGCAGCATCACGAGCCGCTGCTCCATCGCGAGGATCTCCCGGGTCATGCGCTCGATCGCGGCCACCTCAGGAGGAACACTCAGCCCCGCCGCCTGCCCCTTGGCAGTAGCCGGCGGCGGGGTCGAGCTGGCCGCCGACAACGAGTCGGCAGCCCCTTTCGCTTCCATGCGCGAGTCGTGCAAAGAGTCAGCCCCGGCAGATCCCGGGTGGGCGGTCCCCGAGGGTCGGGAGCCACGTCCAGAGCGATCGTGGCATTCCCCCGGGATCCGCCGAGGTTGACCGCCGGCCACTCGGCCGGACGCCCGGGTCAGCGGGCTGGTAGATGATGCGACCGGCGCTGTCCTCGGCTGCGCACCATGCTTGCGCGCGCCGGTCGCGGTGTTCGGGTTCGCGCTCATCGGCCGGCCTCCGGCGCCGCGGGGCGCGTCGAGCCGATCGTCGCGTGCGTGAGCTTGGCCATCCGGCCGTCCATGCCGTGCCAGACGATCCCCTCGATCGGCTGGGTCTTGAGCCAGGCGACCACCTCGTGCGGGTCGCCGGGGCAGTCCATGAGCTGGTCGACGCCGTGCTCGTGGAGCTCGTAGTCGAATGCGCATCCCTCCGGGTTGCCGCGGATGCCGGGACCGACCAACTCGCAGGTGACGTTGTCCCAGGCGGCATCTGTGACGATCTCGCGGACCGCGTCCCACTCGGGAGCAGGGGACACCTCGACCGGGCGCCATCCGAACTTGCCATGCGAACAGATCCAGCCAGCCGGGGCCGGCTCGCCGGCCACCAGCTTGTGGCGCTTCCAGAGCTTGCCGCCAGCCACCAAGCAGCAGTGGCCGTCCCACTTGCGGGTGGCGAGCGCATCCACGTCCGCCAACCAGGGGAAGGCCCAGCGGTAGCGCTGGGTCGCGACGTCCCACTCCAGAGCGATCGGGATGCGCTTCATCGGGAGCCTCCGGGAAGGTGCTCACCCGCCTCGCTGGTGCGAGCCGGCGAGGCGGGGAGCGGGACCGCAGCTCGTCCTTGCCCGGTTCGGGCTGCAGGTCGAGACGCGCTTCTGCGAGAAATCTTGGTCCGGGCAAGGTCCATGGCGTGGGAACATACCCGCTTTCGTGATGCCTGCAACCTGATTCTGCGTTTCCTTCGTCGATCAGGGCTTCAACGTCCTGACGTCCTTCCAGACGACGTTCTCGGCACCGGGCGGCGGGACGACGAGTCCCTGCAATGGCCACGTGGTCCCGCAGTTCGTCGCCGTCTGCTTCAACCTGAGCCAGTATTGATGAACCCAGGACTCCAGTTCGTGGCGTGGTGCGCCTGCGCCGTCTACCTCCTTCGCCAGGCGATCGAGTTCGGCGCGGCTCTTCAGAGCCAAGAGGGCCGCCTTCTGCTGCTGTCTGCGGTCGGCATTGTCCTCATTGTGTCGATCCTCTTCGCATCGGCGCCAGCGAAGCCTGCGGAGTCCGGCGAGGCGGCGCGCTCAGAGCGCTGCGATCAGCGCCTTTGAGGCGACGTCCGCGATCGCGCCGATGATCGACTGATAGATCACCTTCCCGCTTCCCTGCACCGAGGCCGCCGCGATGTTCTTGGCGCTCGCGCTGACCGTCGCGATGGCCTCCGTGCGGTCCTGGCCGGCGGCATGCTCCGCGTAGAGGATGCTCAGGCGCTCGCCGATGCGCACGGCCTGGCGGATGTCTTCTTCGGACCAGCCGGCGGGGCTTGCGGCCACTGCCTGGCGAACGGCGCTTTGGATCGGGCTCATCGGGTCGGCCTCGTCGTGGTGTTGGTCGTCGTGGGAACGGCTTCAGCCTTGCGGATGCGGAGGTCCCACGACCAGAGCAGGTCGTAGACGTCCTGCTTCGCGGGATCGCTCAGCGAGGTGTCGGCCTTCGTGTAGGCGGTGAGCCGCGGCGCGACCTGCTCGTAGGTGGCTCGGTCGGCCTGGACGTAGGCGTCGGCTGGGGAGCAGCCCACCAGCGTCAGGAGTGCCACGGCCAGCAGCAGCAGCATGGCTGCGAAGATGAAGCTGGAGTGTCGGCGGTGCCTTGCGGCGTGCGTCAGGGTCATGTTCATGGGTCACTTGGCTTCGAGTGTGGTCTTGAGCCTGTCGATCGCCGCGGTCAGTTGTACTGTCGCGGCTCGGTTGTCTTCGTGCTCGGCTCGAAGCGCGTCGAGGAAGTCCTTCCGGGTCTCGACCCGCTCCTTCGCGTGGTCGTCGGCCATCCTGGCCTGAGCGGCCATGGCCACTCCGAGCAGGTCCTTTCGCTCGAGTGCGGCGTCGGCTTGCAATCCGCGCATGCCGCGCCAGAGGAGCAAGCAGGCGCTGACGACGCTGAGGACAGCGCCGCCTCCTGCCACGAGCTTGAGGATGCCACTGAGGTCTTCGGCTTGGACGAGGTTCGAGATCATGAGTAGTCGTCGACGAGGGACACGATCACATCGATCGCGCGGATGCGTTGGCTATCGGGGTTTGCGGTGTTGAGTGCCACGCTCGCCAATGACGTGACCAGGTCGCCGCGTGACCCCTTCTGCCACAGCCAGACGTATTCGGCGCAGCGGTCGCGCACTGCCTGGCTTGGGTCGGTCGTGGCGAGCTGCGCGATCTTGTCGCGGGCCTGCTTCCGTTGCTGGAGGGTGATGTCTGCCATGGTCAGGTAGTCTCGAACTCGACGGTGACGTTCACGATCGGCGTGTCGACGGCGGTGCCAGTGACGTTGAATCCGTAGGTGTCGCCGGCCGCGAATGTCAGCGCGCTCGGCGTCCCAGCGGTGACCTTCGAGGTGTACGGGCTCGCGTGCAGAGCGAACGTCATCGTGCTTGCGCTGGACCCGTTCTTGTAGATCTGCAATGTCCACGTCGCGGGCGGTGACCCCGACGAGTGAATGATCGAGACGACCGCTTGCGCGACCTTGCAGGCGCGCATCATGCCGGTCGGGAAAGCGATGCTGTCGAAGTTGCCAATCGGGATTGGGCAATTCGTCTGCACGCCGCCGTTGGCGCCACTGCCGAACACCCAGAATCGGTGGCCCTTCGCGGACTGGATCTGGTTCGTGCTGTCGAGTGTCTTGTTCGAGAGCGTCATCGACGTCGAGTCGATGGCCAGGATGGTGCGCGCGGTGGAGGCGCTCAGCACCTCGACGTTGCCCGTGCTTGCCGTGTTGCGGCCGAGGAAGCTCGCGGTCGCCATCTGCGCCATCTGCGCGAGGGTGACCTTGTTCGTGCCTATCGTTGGGGTCGGGTAGGTGCCGGTCAGGTCGCCGCCCGCGCTGCCGTTGGGCGCGCGCGAGTCCGACAGTCGCGAGTCGTTGCCGGCGCATGCGGTCGTGCTCGTGGTCCCGAGTGCGCGGAGGGAAGGCGTCGCCGCGGCTGCGCCGGATGTCACCCAGGTGTCGAGCTTGCCGCTGCCGTCCGCGATCGGGATCTTGCTGGCCGTCGCTGTCGCGGTGGCGTTGGCGGGGTCCTGCACGACCTTCGACGATGCGTTCAGGCTCGCGTAGCCGTTGGCCGCCCCCTTGCCGCTCAGAAGCTGCACGTTCGCGAGCTTCAGGAGCTGCCCGGAGTAGACGCCGAATGCTTGGCGACCGCTGAGCAGACGCGCGGTTCCGCCAGACGTGTCGAGGATCTGCGCGGTGCCGAGCAGGGCATAGGTCTGCCCAGCGACCAGCGCGTTGCCTTCGGAGTCGTTGAGGGGAGGAAGGGTCACGTCAGCTCTTGAGCTTCAGCCTCGCGACGATCGTGACGATCGCCAGACCCAGCGACGTGGGCGTGCCTGTCTTCGTGACCACGATCTGCAAGCGCTGGTCGGCCAGCGTGTCTTGGTTCTGGTCGGGCGTGATCTTGTAGAGGGTGCCTGCCGGGATCTCCGCCGTGTCGGTCTTCTTGGAGACTGACAGCAGGTTGGTGCCGGCGTCCGCATTGGCAACCTGGAACTCCCAACGGTTGGACCCATTGCTTCCCGACGTCGCAATGTCGCTGATCAGGTAGACGTCGAGGAGGCGCGAGTTCCCGTAGGGAGCGACGAGCGGGATCGTGATCGTCGCGCCGATTCCGCCGCGGTAGGCGACGATCTCGCGCACGGTGTTCGTCTGCGTGATCGGCCCCTCTTCGTACCACGACCCGCTGTAATAGACCTTCAGCAGGCCGGTGCTGGTGTCGTACCAGCGCTGCCCAGCCACGGGGCTGCTCGGCGCCGTCGACCCAGAGAAGGCGCTCTGGAGCGCCTGGAGGGCCGCCCACAGGTTCGCGTTGATCTGCGTCTGCGATAGGTTCTGGTCGAGGGTGGGGAAGGTCTGGCTCATATCAGGACCGCCGAAGCGAAGTTGGAGAGGAAGGCCTGGTAACGCTCGGAGTCACGGTCGAAGGTGAACCGGACTTCCATCTTCTGGGCCGCGAACCACTGGTTGCGCTGAGGCATCCAGGCGGTCCAGGCGCCCGCGCCCGTCGTGTCGAAGCGCTGCTCGCAGCGGATGCGGGTGTGCTGGCCGACGAAGCCGCGCGGGCCGCTGCCCTTGCGCTCGCTGTCGCTGCCCAGCTCGAGCAGAGCGACGCCGGCGACGTCGAAATCCGCGCCGGCCTGGGCTCCGGACGCCTCGCGACCAAGCCCGGTGCGCCAGCGGAGCTCGGCGCCCGAGACGTCCGAGAGCTCGGCGCCGGTCGTGAGCTCCTGCTCGTAGGTGTCCCACCACACCGACCACCACAGGCGCGCGACCACGCCAATGTCGATCTGGACCCCGGAGTAGACGCCGTGCAGCGATCCTGCCGCAAGGCTCAGCGTCTTGGCGGTCGCGTCGTAGTACAGCTCGCTCGACGGGAGCGGGCCGAGCAGCCCGCTGGACAGGTCGAGCTGGTTCGTAATCAGGTAGTCGTTCCCGGACAGGCCCGAGAAGGTCGGCGCCACCGAAGGGCAGCCGCCCGAGTAGAGGCCGCCCTTGTAGCGGGCCCGCACGAAGTAGCGCTGGATGCCGTAGGCCGGGTCGGGCACGAAGAGGAAGGGCACTTGCACTCGCGCCACGACCTGCGCCCCGTTCCAGTAGGTGCCGCGGCGGACCTCGTAGTACGCGAGGTTGGCGTCGTCGAGCTTGGACCACTGCAGCAGCAGGCCGTCGCCTTGGACGCTCGCGGTGAGGTTGGTCGGCGAGGGCGTGTCCTCGACGCGGAACTCTGGCACCCGGATGGTGAACGGCGTCGCGGCGCTGGGCGGCTGGTAGCGTCCGGTGCCGTCCTGCAGGGCCACTGCGATCTGGTAGGTCTGCCCGGGGACGAGCGAGGTCGTGTCGAGCTGGCGGCCGACCGACTCGCCGATCAGGGTCCAGGCCTGGGTGTCGGCCGTGCGGGCGTACACGCGCGCAGGACGCGACAGGACCGCGTCGGGCTGCTCCCAGTTGAAGATGACCGTCCCGGGCTGGCTGGTCGCGCCACAGACCACCGAGGAAGCCTGCGCGGAGACCGCTGCGACCGCCGCGTCGTCCCCGGTGCCCTGGGGCGGGGTGTTGCTCGCGATCGCGGCAGCCGGGGCGTCGTAGGCCGTCGGGTCCCAATTCGTGGCGGTGACGCTGCGCTTCTGGTTCTTCCGGGCCGAGATGCTGAGGACCTCGTACAGCTTCCGGTTCTTGAGCTGCTTCCCGTAGGCGACGACTGCGCCGCTCTTGCAGGTCACCGGAGCGCTGACCGTGATCGCGTCGCCGGCCGCGTAGGTTCCCGGGGCGACCGCGACGTAGGCCACGGTCCCGTCCACCTGCACGACGTCGAACGCGTAGCCGCTGCCGGGGACGGTCAGGGCGTGGTCCAGGCGGACCGTCGTCGACGCGACCGAGGCCTCGGACGTGCGGTAGGCATAGGCGAGCTCGACGAACACCTGGGCCGCGTCGTGCTGCACGCCGATGAGCTGGCCGGGGTTCAGGCCCATGCCGTCCGCCCCCACCGAGAACACCACCGTCTGGTTGCTCAGCCGGGCGATCGCGTGCGCGAAGAGCGCGTCGCGGCGCGCCTGGCTCTCGCGCACGACCCCGAACATGTTCAGGGTCTTCCTCGAGATCCCAACGCGGGTCAGCGATAGCGGGGTCTGCACGGCCGTCGGGTCCGGGACCGTGATCGTCGCCTGAGTGTAGTTGCTGGCCCGGTTGAGGATCTGGCAGTCGTAGACGTTGGGCCGGTTCTCGGTGCTGCGGTACGTCAGCTTGAAGTCCTCGATGTTCGAGGTCGCAAACGTCATCGTCGGCAGGTTGAACGAGCCGCCGCCCTTCGCCGGGATGCTGTTGGTGCCGCGACCGTGGGCGTCGCGGTAGCGGTAGATCACCGAGATGCGGCTGCCGTAGAGGGCGGGAGAGGCGCGGCCGGCGGCGCACACCTGCTGGATCGCGTCCCAGGCCACCTGGCCGCTGTCGAACACGCCGTCGAAGCGCATGAGCGCCTCGGTGCCGGCGGTCGTCGTCGCGTCCGAGTCGCAGAAGTCGGCCCAGTCCCGGAAGCTCTGCAGGTCGACGTCCGTCTCCTTCACCCACCGGCCGAGGCCGTCGGGCGAGAGCAGCAGGTCGAGCAGCACCCAGGCCGGGTTGTTTCCGATCGGGTAGCTCCAGATCCCGGCGAACGGACCCGTGGTCGGGCTCTCGTAGAGGTAGTCGGTCCAGCCGAGCACGGCGTCCCAGGCGCGGATCCGGCGGCCCTTCACGCGGAAGAGCCACTGGACGTTGCCCGACAGGCGCTCGGTCGCGCGCAGGCGCGCCGCCACGCAGACGCGGCCTGGGTAGCTGAAGGAGTACTCCTTGAGCACCACGACCTTCGACCACGCGCAGGTGCTGACGGTGTCGAGCACGGGGTCCTTGGCGGCCGTGCGGCGCTCGACGCGGACGGTGAACGGCCCCTCGAGGCCCTGGAACGAGATGCGGGGGTTCAGGCTGAAGCCGGCGCGCTGGGCCGGCAGCGCGACGTCGAACACCTGGGGCGCGCTGTAGCCGGTCGTGGGCGTCTTGAACGACAGCCAGAACGTGACCGGGTAGCTGTCGTAGGCGCCCGAGCTCTGCAGCTTGTAGAGGCCGCTCGCGAACGTCAGGCGCACCGCGGCCGAGGTCGCCGTCGTGTCGTTGATGACGAACTCGAAGGAGGCGGGCGCGTCGAGCTGCGCACCGACGTCGAGCGTGGTCGCGGCGTTGGCGAACTGGCGCATCGGGGTCTGGCCGAAGCGCCCGAGCCGGATCGCCATCTCGGCGTCCGTGGACAGCAGCGGGTTCCCGTTCACGCGGATGTCGGCCGGGATGGTGTTGACCGCGGTCCCGTAGAGCGCGCCCAGGTCGTCGGCCTCGCCGAGCGTGCCGCCGTTCATGCCGCCGATCGACTCGAAGCGGCCCTCGCCGAGCATGATGATCTGCTCGAGGTACTCCGCGATGCCGCCGCCAGGCGCTGGCTGGGTGTAGAGGTTCGTCGAGACGACCTGGCCGCCGAGGTCCACCTCGCCATAGACGAGCGGGACGTAGGCCCCCGAGCCGTAGGTGGTCGCGGTCCCGTCCCAGGCGTAGGTCGGGCTGACGTCGTCGCCGCGGACCGCGTCCTTCGTCTTGGGGCGTGATGCCGCGGACACCGCCGCGAAGATCCCCAGGATCAGGAAGTTCACCGCCGCGCCCGTCAGCGGGTCGCCCACCATCGGCGCGATCACCAGCCAGACCTGGGACGCCAGCGGAAGGTCCCACTCGGCCTGAGGCACGAGCTTGCCCTCACGGAAGACCTGGAGCTCGAGGTCCGCGCCCCACTCCTCGCGACGCACGGCCGCGATCACTTCGCGGATCGTCTGGCCCTTCCACTCGAGCGCGGTGTCCTTCGTCGAGAGGACGCCAACCAGGCTCAGCACGGTGCGCGCGTGGATCACGGGCGCCTCCAGATCCACAGGAGCTTCCTGGGAAGGTCGCGCAGACGCTCGAGGTGCGAGCCTCGGCCGCGAGACGTCGTCAGGTGCCAGCCGTCGTCGGCCACGATCGAGACGTGGCTCGCGACGCCAGCCTTGCCGGAGACGAGGACGTCGCCGACTCGCGGGCGTTCGGTCGGTGGGAGCTCGACCCACCCTTCGGGCTTCACTTCGTGGAGCTCGCGCCAGCCGGCCGACCAGCGCGCCGCGATCTGGTGCCAGGGGTCGACCAGGCGCACGCCGAGCTGCTCGAGTCCGAGGATCACGATCCCGAGGCAGTCCGCGCCCTGGCGGTCGCGCCCGCCCTCGACCCAGGGGATGCCGGTCAGGTCCCAGGTGGCCAGCGTCATGCGGGACTCCCTGAGGCAGCCGGGAACGCTCGGATGCGCATCGGCAGGACGCGCGGGTAGCCGTTCGCGACCATGTCGTTCCCGTGGACGATGCAGTCGGCCAGGTCGTGATTGCACGACGTGAGCGAGCCGCGGTATGGGCAGGTGATCCCGTCCTTGTAGAGCGCGGTGCAGCCGGTCGCCTGGACCGACTCCTGCGGGATCTGCCGCTCGTAATAGTGCGCGACGCGCAGCTCGAGCGAGAGTACGCGGTTGTCGAGCGTGGCCGAGGCGACGCGGAGCTCCAGCGGGATCGCGTCCCGGTAGTCGGAGAGATACTCGCGGTTCACGAGCCAGAGGTTCGCGCGCTTGTCGACCAGGCCCTTGCCCGTCTCCAGGTAGGGCCCGAGCTCGCGCGTGGCGTTGCTGACGTTCATTGTCAGCGCCGGCTGATTGCCGCCCGCGTCGATCTCGACCTCCGAGAAGCTGATCGGGAACGGGTAGAAGGTGGTGGGCGCCCCGTCGATCGGGAACGTGATCGGGCTTTCAGCGTCCGTGATCCGCAGCACCGTCGTCGGCAGCGGATCGACCTGCTCGTCGAGCACCAGCTTCACGAGCCAGCACCAGGGCGCCTTCGGCCGGATCTGCTGCGCCGCCTTGATCAGGTTCGTCGTCAGCTTGATCACGGAGCCACCTCGAGCTGCAGGACGTCGAACGTCGTCGCCCAAAGGTTCGCACCCAGGCTGCGGAACTCGAACTGTGTCCCCGTGAGCGCATAGGCCCTCTTCACGTCACCAGGAAGCTGCGCGGCCCACATCGCGTTGGCCTTCAGGAATGCGAACATCGCGTCCTTCTCGGTGCCGGTCATGCACGCGTAGGTCCACGGCCCGGTGGCCTTGGGCTTGAGGAACGGTGGGAGCTTGCTCTGGTATCCCGACACCGTTGTCAGGTACTCGTCGCCGCGGCTGAGCTGCCACGTGATTGGATGCGACGGGAGCAGCGGGATGGTCTGCAGGCCCGAAAGCGTGATGCCCTGCGAGCTCGGCACGAGGGCGATCTCAGCGCCGCGCACGGGCGCAATGTCGGGCGGGTAGAGGTTCGTGCTGTCGTCGTTCGCGAGCGCGACCAGGCACATTTCGGCCGCGGCGTAGGCCGGCGACTGCCCGACGTACTGGACGTCCTTCGTGAACGGCGGCTGCGGGATCGAGTAGGTGAAGATCACCTCCAGCGGCGAGAAGTCGATCGAGTTCAGCCGCTTCACTCGCACCCAGGCCTCGCCGCCCGGCAGGAACTCGAGCGTCTGCGCACGCGCGCCCGAGAGCGCGCCGACGAAGATCGTCCCGGAGTTGATCGAAGTCCCGCCGTTGCCCTGGATCAGGAACGAGAGCGTGTCGGAGTAGGGGTTGATCTTGCCGAAGGTGCGCAGGTGCACGGCGCCGTCGGGCAGGTCGACGTGGAACATCTTCACGTCGGGCTGGCCCTCGGCGTAGCCGTTGCTGGCGACGCGCTGCGGCACGTAGACGTCCGAGCCCTTGGGGTAGAAGGCGCCGTCGTTGACCTGCACCAGCACCTGCGTGGCGCGGTCCTGCTCGCGCAGGTCGACGCGGTTCGCCGGCAGAGCGCACGCGACCACGCTGCACGGCCGCTGCTCGCCGATCGTGTAGTCGTGCAGGATCTCGGTCGCCGTGACCTCGCGGCTTCCATAGAAGCGCGACTTCGGGCCGGCGGGGACGACGTCGAGGCCGTACATGCCCGGCGAGATGCGCACCGAGAAGTGGTCGAGGCGAACCCACTGCGCCGCGTCCACGCCACCGCCGGCCTGGTAGAGGCAGATCCCGCGCTGGCCAATGCGGATGTTGTTCGCCGAGACGTTGAGCACGGTCGCCAGGCCGTGCTGGTACTCGTTCGGATAGACGCTGTTGAAATTGGGCGGGTGCGGATCCTTGAGACCGCGGCAGATGCCGCCGTGACGATCGAGACCCCAGGTGAACGTCGGGGATCCCCACCCGCCCAAAAAGGTGCCCCAATAGAGGTTGGCCAGGTCGACGCGGTTGCGCGGCCGATACCGGGTCGACGTGAACACGAGCCACTGCTCGGTTCCCGAAGTCCAGGGCAGCGCGGCGGACAGGCCGAGGTCCAGGGGGCTGTTCGGTTGCACGGGCAGCGTCACGCCGGCGAGCGACTGCGAGCTGTCCCACTGATATCGCGAAGCGCCGAGCGCGGTCGTGTCCCAGCACTGCAGCGCGGCCTCGAAGCAGAAGAACCGAGGACTCGTGGAGATCGCGTCGCCGTACTTGGCGATGCGACCGATCAGCACGAGGTCGTCTCCCGTCGGCCAGGCCGCGCGCCGCACGATGAACATGAACGGCTGGGCCTGGTTGCGCGGGCTGTGATAGACGTCCGCGTTCAGGGAGACGCGGTGCATGAAGTTCTGCTGCAGGAGGACGCCCTGGCTCGTGCGCAGCGAGACCTCGACGCAGGCCTGGCCGGTGAAGCCGACGAGGTTCTCGAAGTTGCCGACCTTGCCGGTCACCACGACGACGAAGTCCCGCGAGCCGTTCGGGGTGCTCGGGCACTGCGAGGCGGGGAAGCGCGCGATCTCCTGCCAGTCGGAGTACGGGTCGATGCCGCTCGCGACCGAGGTCACGAGCACCGGCGGTGCGTTGATCGTGCGGACGACCTTCGTCACGTGCGCCGCGCCATCCCTCGGAACTCGGAGCGCCGGTCGAAGCCGTCGCGCCAGAGCCCCCACAGGTGCTCCCGGTGCTCCGCGAGGAACGACAGGCCGCTCTGGGTGTCGATCGCGGACAGGTAGAGGTTCAGGACGTTGCCGCCCCCGCCGCCGCGGATGCTGACCGGGATTCGTCCACCCTTGAGTGGGACGAACGCCTCCGGGCCCGCCTCGCCGAAGAGGCCGAGGGTTGGCCTGGTGACCGTGCCGCCGTCCGCGAACCGGCGGACGTCCGCACCGCGCGCCAGGCTCGCGAAGCGGCTTCCTCCGACTCTGGCGCCGTGCCAGCCGCCTGAGTCGAACCAGCCGCCGTCCGCGCCCACGTTGCCCGGGTTCGCGGCGAACGGATCGCCACCGCCTCCGAAGATCGCCTTCAGGCCCGCGAACAGGCCGGCCTTGGCGAGGCCTGCGAGAGACTGTGAGGCCGCGCGCGCGATGTCGTCGAAGAAGCCCTTCACGAAGCCCTTGATCGCTCCAGCGGCGCTCGTGGCCTTCGTGACGGCGTCGTAGGCGGCCTGGCCGAGGTTCTTCTCGAAGGCGTCGCCGAGCTCGATCACGGCGCGCTTGCCGCGGCCGTAGGCGTCGGCGAGTTGGTCCGCTCCTTCGCGCAGCGCGTCGAAGGCCCCGTCGCCGCCCGAACCGATGAGCTTCCGCTTGTCCGCGTTGGCGCGCGCTGCGATCGCCGCCCTGGCATTGCGGTACTGGACGTCGACCTCCTCACGCAGGAAGCCGGTCGGGTCTCCGCTCTTGCCCGTCACTGCTTCGTCGATCTTCTTGCGCGTCTCTTCGTACACGTGCGCCAGCTTCTCGAGCTCGACCCTCGTGCGGTCGTTGATGCTGGCCACCCGATCCGGGATCGAATCCGTGCGCTCAGCCGCGATCACGAGCTGATCGACTCCGACTGAGAAACGTCGCGTCGCTTCCGTCGCCGCATCGGTCTTCTTGGCGAAGTCGCGCTCGGAGCCTGATTCCGGGCCCACGATCTTGCTCGCCTCGGTGCGCAGTTCCGCGGCCTGAGCCTTGAGGGCGGCAATCTCCGCCTTCACCTTGTCGCCCAGGGTCTTGAAGTCGGTCTGGCCAGGAATCAGGCCCTGGCCCGCATATGCGCCGGCACCGCTGAACACGTCGGCCGCCACAGACTCGCTGAGCTTGGCGGCACGCAAGTCGAGCAGCTCAGCCTGCACCTTCCGCAGAGCGGCCGTGAACTCCTCCGCGTTGTTGATGCGCAGGCCGAGCTCGACGCCGAAGTCGCGCATGGCTTCCTTCGATCCGGTCATGCCCTTCGCGACCAGATCGAGAGCGCCCTTCACGTCGGACTTGAAGACCTTGCCCATGGTCTCCGCGGCCGTGACAGCGGCGCTGATCTCGTCACCCGTGAGGCCGATAGCTCGGGCGCGGATGGCAAGGTTCGCCGTCTCCTCGGTGGAGGCTCCAAGGGCTTCCCGGTTGGTCTGCGCGAGCTTTCGAATCTGCTCGGACAGCCCAGCGGTCTCGGTGCCAGCGATTCGCTCGCGAGCGGTGAAGGCGAGGAGGGCCTCTTCGCCACTCTTCCACTCGTTGAACATGCCGCGCAGGCCTGTCACGAGGGATTCGAAGCCGATGCCGAACCCAGCGATCTGTGCGAAGGCGCCCCCGAAGATCGCGAGGTTCGAACGGAAGCCAGCGATCTCTCGCTTCACAGACTGGAAGGACGACGTCGCCTTCTTGGAGAAGGAGTCGGCCGCGCCGGCCATCTTCACGAAGTTCTGGGTGGCCGAGTCGTCGACAACCTGAACCCTCGCTTCAAGGACTGCGGTCGTGTCAGCCATGCGTCACCCTCGCTGCTGCGCCTCGCGTTCCCGGTACTTCTCGCGTTCGCAGAGCACCCATGTGATCGCGTCCACGAACGTCGCCGACTGATCCCAAAGCCCGCCCTCGGCCGGGAGGATGCCCAGCTCGAGCACGTGCACCAGGTCGAACACCTCGAGCGCCGAAGGAGGAACGCACTTCGTCGGGCACCGATGCAGAGGCAGACCTCGGGGGTCTCCCTTGCAAGTCGGGCACGAAGGCGTCCCACCGTCGCACTCTGGGCACTCGAACCACGCGACAGGGTCCGCCGTGGCTTTGTCGCATCCCCAGCTTCGCCGCAGGTCCTCGGCTCCCGGAAGCACACACTGCGTGCACTTGTTCGGAAGGAATCCCCATGTCAGGGCCGCGGCGAAAGTGAGTTTTTTCGATCGTCGTGGTTGAGGTTCGAGCCCGACAGGATCTCCCCGTAGAGCTCCGCTTCGACGAGGTCCGTGAGGGCCTCGAGACACTCGTCGGTCAGCACCGATCGGGACGTCCCCAGGACCAGCAGCTTCTCGTCCGTGAGCGCGAACTTCACGGGCTTGCCGTCGGCGTCGCAGAAGTTGTCCCATCCGACAAGCCCTGCGCGGACGACAGCGCATCGCGCGTCGCCCTCGACGCCGCGCCGAAGCAGCGTGTCGTCCGGCGTGATCTCGCGCGAGGACGTCAGGTTCAGGAACGCGTGCCGCTCGCGCTTGGTGAGCGCGCGCAGCTTGAACACGGTCTGCTTGTCCGTGGGGAGCTCGCGGTCCTGCCTGCACACGTAGGACCACGTCTGATTGGGAACGATCGCAATAGGCATAGGGGGGTCTCTCTTGGGTCTGCGGTCAGTAGAAGGCGATCCAGAAGGAGTCGTCGCCGAGCGCGTCGGACCGCTTCAGGTCCCACTTCAGGCCCTCGGTCCAGATGGAGTTGCGGTCTCCGTCGGTGACGCCCTTCACCTGGGCGTTCGGCGCGCAGAAGATCCACTTCTCGCCGATCGGGCGCTGGGCTTCGAAGTAGCGCAGGTGCTTCGTGGTGTTCCCCGGGACGGGGTTCCGCATCACGTCGAGCCAGTTGATCGTGCCGATCAGCGCGGCCTCGGGGTCGGCGCTCAGCGTCGGCTTGCGGTCGGTGATGATCGTCGAGAGCAGGCCGTCGCTCTGGAGCAGGTCGTCGCGCTCCGTGACCGAGTTCCCGATGTCGATCTCGATCGAGGACACCGGCGTGTTCAGGTAGGTCAGGATCTGCTGACCGCGGATCGCGTTCGGGGTGTCGCTGTAGTTCGGCGCGGTGATCACGGCCGCGTTCGAGTTGAGCCCGCGGCGCCCGCTGAAGTCGAACTGGACCTTGCCGGGCTGGCCGGCCGCCAGGCTGATCTTGAACGTGCCGCGCGAGCCGATCATGGACCGCAGTCGGCCTGCCTTGAGGCTGTAGAAGGTCGCCGAGTGGTCCTGGAAGATCGAGTTGTTCAGCGTCGCGTTGGTGCGCTTGATTGCGACGCCCGAGACGTCGTTCAGGACCTCGTTCGCTGAGAACGTGCCGTAGGTCGGCTCATAGTAGAGCTTCGTCTGGCTGGTCTGCGCGTAGGTCGGCGCGGCCACCGTGCCCTGGAGCGAGAGCGCCGGGATCGGGACCTTGTAGTTGCCGGCGCGCGGAGCACGCACGACGCCCTCGGCCCCGCTCGTGGCTCCCTTGATGATGTAGCCGTCCTGCGGGACCGTGAAGAGCGAGTTGTTCTTGCTCGCACAGGTCGGGTTCGGCGAGCTGCCCGTGCCGTTGATCGTCTCCGTCAGCGTGAAGTCCACCGCCGTCGTGCGGCGCACCACGATCTGCGTCGCGCCGCTGGCGTAGGCTCCGACCGTGACACCGGATGCCGTGCTGGTCGCGCCGGTCACCGTGGTGCCCGCGCCCAGCGTGGTCGTGAGGGCTGACCCCAGGTTCAGGGTCTCCTCGACGCCGCGGAGCGTCGGCGGCGCCGGGTCGGCGGTGCCGTTGATCGCTTCGTTGCCGCGCCACGTCCCGCTGATCGGGGTCGCGAGGATCACGGTCCAACCGACGTCCGAAATGTTCGGGTTCGGGGACGTGCCGGTGCCCGTCAGGGCCTCCGCGGCTTGGAAGTTGGTCGCCGAGGTACGCACGACCGCGATCGCGGTGGCGCCGATGCCGTAGGCCTGCGTGACGACTCCGGTGGCGCCGCTGGTGCCGCCCGTCACCACCGTGCCCGGGGCGAGCGTGGCATTCAGCGCGGAGATCGTCAGGGTCTGCCCGATCGCGTTCTCGAGGACCTTCGCGGTGGCGCCGCTGGTCGCTCCGGTGATCGTCGTGCCAGCGACCAGGACGTTGCGCAGGCCGTTGGAGTAGAGGGTCAGGTAGTTGCCGTAGCGGCCGTCCGAGAACTTCCAGTTGGTCTTGGTGCCGTCGTACTCGCCCGTCGGGGTTCCGTTGTCGAGGTCGAGCACCTGGATCTGCGCGGAGCACGGCCGGTAGAACCAGCCCATCGGCGTCTCGAGCGTGACGGTCGCACCGCCGCTGAGCACCGCGCCAGCCGAGGCTCCCGTGTTTGGGTCGCCCTGCTTGAGCGCTTCGCCGGCCTGGAACGGGATCGCGTTGAGGCGCTCCAGGTTCAGCCAGGAGTCGGTGGTGTAGTTGGTCCCAACCAGGCGACCGACGGCGCCTGAGCGGCTGCCGTAGATCAGCGTGTTCACCGTCATGCCGGCGGGCGAGCCCGTCGTGTAGACGAGGTTCATGTTCCCGCCGCGCATGCTGCACGCGCGGAACAGGCGGCCCAGGCGCGGCTCCTTCGTCGGAAGCGTGAACGACGGCGACAGGCCGGTCGTGATCTCGCCCGACCCTCTGAGGTCCAGAGCGAAGCTCAGCTTGTCGATCGCGCGGCCGACGTTGTCGAACTCGCGGTCCATGCTGAAGCGGCCGGCGTCGCGGTCGATGAAGTCCTGCTCCGACTGGTAGCTCGGCGTGAGCGCCAGCATCGCGTCGTCGGACGTGGGAACCGGATCGGTGCCCTCGATCGCTTCGAGCTTGCACAGGAGTTGGTGGACGTAGGCTTTGAGCGGCATAGGAACCTCAGTCGATGGCAATGGCCTCGCGGACGCGGGCGGACATGCGGTAGGTGTTGGGGCGGATCCACGCGATGGTGGGGCCGCCGACGTACTCGACGTAGCGCACGACGCCGTCGAGGCAGCCGTGCAGGAAGGCGCCGGTGTTCGCTTCGAAGTGGGCTCGCAGTCCCGCGGCCTTGGCCGGCGTCGCGTTCTCCCAATCGAGCTGCTCCGTGTAGACGGCCGACGCGATCGTGCGCGCCAGGAACACGTTGTCCTCGGGGCTTCCGATGGTGCGCTGCGCTTCGATGATCATCGTCGCGCGCTCCCGGGTCTCGAGAACGGTGGACATCAGATCACGACCTCCGGGTCGGTGCGCAGGTGTCGGTAGCTGACCTCGAGCTGCAGTGCGGCGCAGATATTCTGGATGCCGTCGCCCTCGGCGTTCACGACCGGATACTTCGTGTGCCGCAAGATGCGCGTGTCGACGCCACTGTCGCCTCCGATCCCTCGCTCGGGATCGGTCATCAGCGCCTTCTCGACCAGGCGCACCAGCTCGTCCATGCGGGTCTCCCAGCCGGTTGGCGTGGTCACCTGCGGGTCGTCCGCGATGTGGACCTCGATCGAGAGCGTGCACGAGTAGGCCGTGTAAGGACTCGGGTCCTTGGTCTCGTCGAGCGCCAGCACGATCGCGACCGGGGTCTTCGTGAACTTGTCGCCCGTCGAGCTCGACCGCACCGCGCCACCGGCTCCGGCGGCTGCGAACGGCGTCAGCGCGCCGATCGTCGTCACGATGTTCGAGACGATGCGTTCAGCGACGGATGCCACTCTGCAGCTCCCCGGTGATCTTGGCCTTGGTTTCGATCAGACGGCGCACGCGATCGGGCGCCATTGCGTCCCACGTCGCGATGAAGCGCAGGATCGGCTTGACGGTGACCTGCGGCTCCAGGCGGAACGCGAGCTCGAACCACCACCGCTTGCGGTCCCCGGTCCCGCGCGAGAAGAGCTCCGCGAGGAACATTTTCCCCTTCTTGTTGTGGAACACGAAGAAGGTCTTGGCGTTGGCCGCGGTCCCGAAGCCAGTCGACTTGCCTCCCGATGCTCGCGCAGCGGACGGGGACGCATAGTTGCTCTTCCTGACCCCAGCCGCGTTCAACGCCGGTCCTCCGGGGATTGGAATCGAGAGGAACCGCTTTCCGGTGCGTGGGCCGTAGGTGCCTCCAGTCTCGAGGCCGAGTGCCACGGGGCTCGTCGTCGAGAACGCCGCGGTGATCGCGCTGAGGTTCCCCTGGGCCGGATACTCGTTCTGACCTGGCGTGATCGTGTAGGTGAAGCTGCGGAGCAGGCGCTCCTTGCCTCCCAGGCGTGCCTTCGCCGCTGCGATCCAGTCGCGGCGGAAGGAACCCATGCACTGGCCGACGTAGTCCCGCATCCAACGGAACGTCGTGATCGGAGCCTGCGCGAACATCGCGCGGACCTCGCTGTCGTCGATGACGAGGTTCGCGCCCTGAAGCTGGTAGCGTGGGCGGATGTTCACTCGCCCACCCTCACAGTGAACGAGACCTCGTCGCCTGAGACGCGGCCGAGGATTCGGCACTCGACGGGGTCGTCCCCGTACTTGAGCGCCACGAGAATGCGGTCCCTCTCGGAGATCGCCGGGCGCCCCCAATCGGACCTGGTCGGAATCGTGACCCGGACCGACTTCTCGGTCAGGTTGCGGTCCGTGCCAGGCACGAACGACGGCCCAGCGGTATTGCGCTCGACGACAGCCCGGATCGTCACCGGGCTGCCGCCGAACGGCCGGTACTCCACGAGCTCTGCAAACGCGCCGAGATCGAAGAGCGCCTTTTGCATGGCGTCGACGGTCTCGGCGGGCAGGGGCATCTCAGACCGTGGCCTTTGCGCGCTTGGTGCGCGCAGCAAGCGCCTCGGCCTGTGCCGCTTCGTGTTCTTCCGGGGTGACGGTGATCGCGTGGATCCCGCGCCGAAGCGCGAGCACCACGTCCTCTGCGGTCAGGCCGTCCGGGATCGTGCCCTCCAGGAGCACGTCCCCGGTCTTGAGGGTGCGGCCGAGGCTAGTCGCCCGTCCCGACACCCCCGCCACCGCCACCAACCTGAGTCGAGACGTCATCAAAGGTCCCTCGCGCAATCGCCGACGATCGTCAGCCAGACCCTGTTGGTGCCCGATGCGCCGGCGACCCGGACGCACTGGATCTTGCCGACGGGCAATCCCACGATCGCGGCGGCCAGACGGAAGGTGTCGTTGTCCGACACCTCGATCGTGCCGCCCTGATCGGTCTTGGCGATGGTGTCGCCGATGCTGACCTCGATCGTGCAGCGCGTCTTCACGCGCACGGTCTTGGCGCCGGCTGCGCCGGTCGAGTTGTCGACCGAGTGCATCGCGACGCCGAGCAGGCCCGTGGTGCCGGTCGCATTGACGGCATTTCCGCTGCCGTCGACAGTGAGGAGCGCGCCCTCGTAGATCGTCGTGCTCGCCGCGACGTCGAACACCGCCTCCTGCTCGGGGTAGGTCGTGACGAAGTCGCGCGGCTTCTGTGCTGTGAGTGCCATGTGTGTTTCTCCTTCTCAGGCGGCCATGGTGACGCGGACGCCCATCTGGTGGCGGCCGACGGCGGCTGCGCAGAGGCGCTCTGCGCGAACGTAGATCTCTCCCGTCTTCTTCGCGTGCTCGCTGTTTTCGTCGAGCATGATGATGTCGGGCAGCACTTCGTCCTGCCAGATCAGCGTGCGGATGGGAGAGTCGACCCGGAACAGGTAGGCCTTGGTGTTGGTCGTCAGTCGGGGATTGACGATCGGCACGTAGCTGACGCCGAACTCCTGCTGGAGCGCGCCAGTGGTCGAGCGGACGACGACGCCAGCGTCCGCGGTCGTCAGGTTGCGGATGGCCGCGCTCGTGACGCCCATGGCGTCCGGGTGGACCATGATCGCGAACTTGCGAGCGAACTGATTGGCGGGCTCACCCGCCGCGTCCTTCTGCACGAACATTTGCTGGGTGGCCTGGCGGATCACCTGCTCGAGGTTGACGGTCGTCGCTGCGACGACGCTGGCAATGCCGTTCACCGTGATGTCGTTCGAGCCCGTGGCGTGCGAGCTCGAGTAGAGCGCGACACCGTCGTAGCTTAGCGGGTTCGCCTCGATGACGGCCGACACCAGCTTGTCGGGGAGTTCGGCGGCGCGCTCCGCGAGCTCGTCGATGCGCTTGAGCGCCTGGCCGGTCTTGTCACGGCGCAGGTCGTGCTTGTTGAAGTAGAGCGGCGCTTCCCAGATCTCGTTGAAGACCTGGATGCCGTTGTCCTTCAGCGTGCGGCGAACCTGCGGACCGCCCTGGGCTCCCGACGCGCCCTGCTTTTGCATGGCAGGGACCTCGTCGAGGAACTTGTAGATCTCCGACTCCTGATCCGAGTCGTAGACGCTCGCGATCGAGGGCGTGAACGTGAGTTGCGAGATCCGCTCGAGGCCCAGGAAGAACTGGCCCTTGATGTTGCGGTATCCGAGTGCTGCGACAGTCATGGCTCAGTTCTCCTTCGCCTCGGGGGCGTACTGCAGGAAGGCCCGGTAGTGCTCCGCGGTGCTGTAGGTCTCGCGGATCTTCGGGTCGGTGTTGAACTCGCGCTCCGCACGTTGCTGGAGCGTCTCGTTGGCGTTCGGCTTGGCCGATTCGGTCGCCGGCAGGATCACGCCGGGCGCGGCTGCGGCGAGCGCGAGCTTCGTCTCGACGACGTTGCGGCGAGGATCGGCGAGCAGGGCATCGGTTGCGGTCTCCGAGTCCTTGCCGTCGGTGATGAGCTGCTGCGCGAGCTCGAACTGCGAAGCGGTCGAACGCTTCAAGATCTGCGAGGTCCGCTTGCGCTCGGCATTCTGGCCTTCGGTCAGGCCGGCGGCCTTCCCTTCGGCGAACGCCGACTCCCGGACGGACTTCACAAGGTCCGGGTGCAGCTCACTGAGCCGCGCGACGGTCATTGGACCGTCCTGGGTCGTGGTCATTGTCTTCTCTCCCACTGATGTGAGGACCGGGACCTGCAAGGGCGCATGCCCCTGCGACAAGGTCTCCAGCCTCGTGTTTTTGTCTGCGCCGAGCTCGGTCACGGTGACCTCGCGGCATTCGCAGTCGCGCCAGATCCAGCCGGGACCTTGCAGCGCGAATCCGTTCACCTGCACGGTGGTGCCTTGCAGGACTTCCTCGATGCGCCCAGGGCTGAGCCAGCAGGACGACTGGAATGGGAAGCCCGCGCGCGCGTCCGCGAGCACGGCCTTGGCCTGGTCGTTGGCCAGCCAGATGCCGTCGGCGAAGTAGCCTTCCGCGTTCCTCGAGATCTTGGTCGTGAACCCGACGCGCTCGTCGTGATTGAGCAGCAGCGGCATCGACTGCGACGCGATCTTGACGCTGTCGAGGTCGATGACGAGGTTCTGCCAGCCCCAGTGGTTCGCGATCGGCTTGCCGGTGGCGAAGAGGATGCGGAACTGCGACGGGGTCTGCGTGTTCCCCTCGGCCGCGATGATGAACTGCACGGCGGAGCTGCAGCGGAGCTGCTGTTCCTGCCGCGGGACTGCGATGGTGGTCGTCACTGCTTCACGGCCCCCTCGGCCGGTTGGTCGTTCGTGCTGGCCGCCGGGTCCTGCGTGTCTGCCGGCTGGTCCTGCGGGTTCTGCGTGTCCTTCGGGCCCTGCTGGTCCTGCGGTGCCTGCGCGCCGCTTCCCTGCTGCGGCATGAACGCGCCGAGCGTCACGCCCAGCTCGTCGAGCTCCTGCTGTTCGTTGGCGAGCTGCTGGAACACGTCGCTCGCATTGCCACCGCCTTCGACGATGACCTGCGACCGCGACATGAAGCCGTTGTCGACGGCCAGCTTGTAGGCGGCCATCTCCTTGGTCGGGTCGATGTATCCGCGCTTGGGCAGCGTCCACGACACGCGCGCCCACTCATCGGGGGCGTCTTCGAACGGGATCGTCATCCCGACCTTGCCGAGCTTGCCGTCGAGCCACGCCTCGCGGATGCAGTGCATCCAGTAGGCGTCGAAGAACGGGATCAGCGGCTGCTGCCACTGCGCGATCGTCTTCCACAGGATCTGGAAGCCCGCGCGCATGCTCGAGTAGTTCGCGGCGCCGACGTCACCGAACAGGACCTCGTACGGGACGCCGATGCAGGCCGCGATCTGGCGCAGCAGCCGCACAATGAGCGGGTCGGTGTACTGGCCGGGCGTCGTCGGGCCGAGATACTTGATCTCGTCGCCCGAGTTGATCGTGTTGATGGAGCCGGGGCTGACGCCGCGCTCCTGATAGGCCGTGTAGGGGTTGCTGGATCCGTTGTTCCCGCTCACCCCCGAGAGGGCACTCGCGGCCTTGCCGGCGTCCCCGCCCGTCGAGATCCAGATCGACATGGCGTTCTGGATGCGCGCCGAGAGCAGGACCTCGTCGAGGTAGTTGCTGGTGTGGTCGAGCAACGGAAGGCACTGCGCGAACCCCGGGATTCCGCGCGCCTGGCCGATGCGCTCCTGATTGGCGACCTGCAGAACGTTGACCCTGACTCCCCCGTTGTATTTGCGGCGGACGGGCCAGAACTCGAACAGGAGGGTGCGCCGCTGCGCGTGCGCATCGAAGGGGTGCCCGCGGTAGACGTGGAAGCCCTCGACGCGGGCCCACTTGTCGACTTGGACTCCGCCATTGACCAGCGGGTTGCTGAGCTCGCCCTGTGGCGTGTCGACGCGCTCGGCCTCGATCAGGTTGACGCGCGTGGCCAGGTTGCCGTCCTCGTCCACGGTCATCGGGAACGACGGGAACACGTCGCCGCCGTCCCACATCGACAGGAACACCAGGCGCTGCAGGCCGACCCAGTTCAGGCGGCCGGTGACGTCCGCGCGCTTGCTCGCGCACTGGAAGTAGTCCTTGCAGGCGCCCTGCCAGTCCTGGGCTTGCTGGTCGGAGATCCCGAGCTTCTCGTAGTCGATGAGGCACTCGGGCGTGAACCCGCTTCCCACGACGTGGTCGGCGAGCGTGCGGCGCACGGCCTGGGCGATCGGATCGTTCAGCGCGGCGTCGCGCGTGCGGCTTCTGACCTTGGGCAGGTCCTCGATCGTCAGCGCGTTGGCGTCGCCCTCGGGCGGGTCCCAATCGTCCATCGCGCGGCTGATCGAGCCGGCGGCCATCGCGGCGAGCTTCTCGCCGTTCTCGCGCCAGTAGCGGTTGGCCAGCGCGCGCTTGGGCGCGCACGCGTCGAGCACGTAGTCGACGGCTCGGCCGAGCAGGGTCGGCGGCTTCTGGCCCTGGCGGACGCGGCGAACCTTCATCGACTCCTCCCGATGCGCATCCACGTGGTCCCGATCGCCGCGCGCATCTCGCTGCGGCGCGAAATGCCTTGCTCGAGCAGGAGCCGGAGCTCGTCGAGCGAGGCGTTGCTGATGCTCTTCCCGCCGAGCGTGATGCTGGCCATCGCGCCTTCCGTGAGGCGCTGCTCGATCACGTCCTGGATCAGGTCGACGAAGTCGCCAGACGAGATCGCGGTCTCCTTGCCGGCCTGCACGGACTTCGGTCCGAGCCACGGGCTGGTGCCCTCGTCGTGGTAGGCCCGGACGCGGATCTCGTAGACCTCACCGGGCTCGATGCCGTCCGTGATCTCGAGCGAGGCGCTCGAGACCGGGACGAGCCCAGCGGGCTCCCAGGCGGTGGTCCCGTAGACGCGGATCTGGACCTCGTGGCCGATCGCGTTGTCGGCCGTGGCGTGCCAGGTCACGTCGATCTCGTCGGCGCCGACCGGGAACAGGCGGAGGTCCGTGGGCGTGCTCGGGGCGACCTTCGCCGGCGGGCCGGGGGGCGTCGTCGCGAACGCGCTGGAGCTCCACGCGGAGTTGCCGGTGAGGTTCGCGGCGCGCACCTGGAACTCGAGCGGGGTGCCTGGCGTGAGCCCGGTCACCGAGGCCGTGGTGGCGGCTGCGGCGACCGTGGGGCCCGGCTGCCAGGCCGTGGCGCCAGTCGGGCGCACGCGGGTCTCGTTGCGCGTCGCGTTGCCCGCCGTGTTCGTCCAGGACAGGTTGACGACCGTCCCGCTGGCCGCGGTCGCCAGGAGGCCCGTCGGCGCCGTGGGGGCTCCTGAGAGGGTCGTGGCCGTGCCAGCGGCCCATGTCGAGGCTCCCCAGGTGTTGACCGCCCGGACCTCGAAGTCGTACTGCGTGGCCGCCAGGAGGCCGCCAATCGCCACGTTGACCGCGGTCGCGCTCAGGGTCGGGCCAGGAGTCCAGCTCCCGGCGCCGTGCACCTTGTAGTGCGTTTCGATGGACGTGGCGTTCGTCGCCGTGTTCGTCCAGGTGAAGGTGACCGAGGACCCGGTGTCGCCGAGGCCGGTCACGCCGGTCGGCGCGCTCGGGGGCAGTCCGTTGGTCGTCGCGGTCGCCGGGCCGGCCCACTCCGACGGGCCGCTGCCGTTCACCGCGCGGACGCGGAAACGGTAGGCGGTCGCCGGCGCGAAGGGCGCGTTGTAGTCGAGCGAGACCTCGGTCGGATCGATCGTCGTCGGGCCGTTGGTCCAGTTGGTCTCGGTCGCGAGCTGGTACTGGACCTCGATGCTCGTCGCGTTGCCGGCGGTGTTGGTCCACGCCAGGTTGATCTGCGTCGAGCTGAACGGGGTCGCCGTGAGGTTGGTGGGAGCCGTTGGCGCGCCCGAGCGCGTCGTGGCCGTCACCGGGCCGGCGTAGACGCTCGGGCCGAAGGCGTTCACGTTGCGGACCCTGACCTCGTAGGAGGTCCCCACCAGGAGGCCCGGGATCGTGGCCGTCAGCGTGGTCGGCGGGAGCGGGGCGGTCGTGGTCCACGGCGTGACCCCGACGCGCCGGTACTCGACCTCGGTCTGGTCGGCGTTCGTGGCGGGGTTCGTCCAGGTGGCGACGATCGAGGTGCTTGTCGGACCCGTCGCGGCGAGGTTCGCGACCGTGACCGGCGGGTTGCCCTGCGTCGAGGCGCTGACCGGGCCCACCCAGGCCGAGGTCCAGGTGTCGGTGCGAGACCGGATCTGGAACTCGTAGGTCGTGCGGATCGCGAGGCCGCCGACGTCGGTCTGGCTCGCGTTGATCGCGGTGGACGGCGCGTCGATCCAGGCCTCGGCGCCGAGCTGGCGATAGCGCACGTCGGTGTAGACGCCTGCCCAGGTGTTCGCCCAGGTCAGTCGGATGGTGTTCTGGCCGACGCCGCGCGCGGTCAGGCCGGTCGGCGCGGTGGGCTCCGCGGCGAACGGGTTCGGCAGCACGGCGACGTGCTCGTCGACGTCGTTCCAACGCGGCATCGCGTCGACCGGGAGGTCGAACTGCCGGTCGGCGCCGATGAACTGCAGGATCTGCTGCGCCTTGGCGATGGCCTCGGCGGTCTTGGGACCATAGAGGCCCTGGCGTCCGTAGCGCAGCGTGAGAGCCGCGGCGACGCGCTGCCAGGTCGCATAGCCGGTGTAGGGCTTGAGCGCCTTATTGTGCCAGAGCAGGCGGGCGACGGTGACGGTCTCGTTCGCCACGTAGGGGGTAGGCTGCCCGCTCGTGTTCAGGCCCATGAGCCTGACGGTGCTCTGGCTGATCACGGTCACCGACCAGTCGCCGTTCAGGATCGGCCAGTTGGGCTCGTTCTTGATGCGCAGCACGTCCCCGGTGACGAGGAAGTGCGCGTCGGCGGGCGGAACCAGCGTCAGGAGCGGATTCGCTTCTCGAGCGCAGTCGAGGATTGCCTGCGTCTGGCCGTTGGGCCGCGGCTGCAAGGCTTCGAAGTTGGTGGTCCCTTCGATCTGCGCCTTCGACATCGGCACGTAGTTGTCGGGGTTCTGCAGCGCCTTGACGCCAATGAACCCACCGACCTCGCCGACGGCGTTGCAGGTGAAGGCGCTCCCGGTGATCTGGAGAGCTTCAGTGCCAGATGCCGCGAACGGTCCCGAGCAGTCTTTGATCCACAGAGCCCAGCACGTGACGCTGTTGACCTTCGTGTCGGTCTCGACAATGCCGACGACGGTGCCGGTGGACCCGCTGGTCGCTCCCCTGACGCTCCTTCCAACGATCGCGGCGAACCCCGCAGGGTTGCGGTAGTCGTCGTAGGGTCTGTCGATGATGACCGCGCGGTAGCGGTCGGGGTTCTGGCCTCGCGCATCGAGCCAGCCATACATCGTGTTCTGGAACGCGATGTCGGCCGCGATGATGTTCGCCCACGCGGTGATCGTGTCAGCGAGGCCGAAGCGCTTCTCGAGCGTGAATGCAGCGCCGGCAACGCCGCGCGAAGCGATCGCGTCGATCCACGGGAACGTGTGCCGGACAGTCTCGAGGTTCCCCGACTGCGGCGGGTTCGGCGGGTCGATGTCGTCGTAGCCGCCCTGCGTGAACGGCGGCTGAGGGCCGCTGCGCGCGGGACTGTGATAGTAGGCTGAGTCGATCCCGACCAGCGGGTTGCCCTGCCAGGCGAACACGACGCGAGCCCGCAGGGTGTCGAGCACCTTCTGCGATCCGGTCACGTGCCAGAGGTCGGTGCCGCATCCCATGATGCCGCGACCGAACGCTCGGCCGACGCCGTTGCTGAGGATGGAGGCCGAAGTGCTCTGGACCTCGCAGTTGCCGAGCCAGATCTGCTCCTGCTGGCGGAAGAAGCGCAGGACGGCGTAGTTCGCCGTGATATGCGCGACCTCCGCCTGCACCATCAGCATCGCGTGCTCGCGATCCCAGCCACAGGCGGCGCCGTTGACCTGGGTCATCGGGCAGTGCCACTCGGCAATGCCGAGGTCGCCCAACGGGCCGTTGATGCCGAGCAGGTCGGGGCTGTGAGTGTTCTCTGATTGGTAGTACGGGACCCCGTCCCAGAGCTGCAGGCCCGGGTGGTCCGCGTAGTTCCACAGATCCGCCGTCGCGTTGAACTGGCGGTTGTTGTTCGGGCGCAGGTATTCCTGGCGGATGTCGCGGCGGAGCGCACCGAGGCCCGCAGGCCAGCCGGCGCGCATCATGATCCACAGGCGCATCGTTCCGAACCCGATGCGGACGTCGCCGGTGTTCCCGGTGTTGGCGTTCGTGATCGTGCCCGACCAGCTCAGCGGGTCGGCGTCGCGGCCGAGACCGCGCATCCAGTTCTCCCACGCGCGCAGGCGCGAGATCGCCTCGGCCCGCGTGGTGATGTAGGGCGGGAACTCGGGCACCACGTCGAACGGCGGCATGCCCTTCGTGGGCCAGTCCATCGCCATCGCCACGACGCCCTCGCGGTCGTCGTCGGTCGCGGGGACCGGAGACCCGTCGAACAGGAGCTCGCCCTCGTAGCAGTGGCTGGAGCCCTGCACGACGTTGGCGTGCCTCAGGTCGATGTCGTGATTGTTGCCCTCGTGCGTGTAGGCGGTCGGGTCACGCAGCACCCAAGTGCACGTGTTCGTGCCTCGCGTGAACGAGTTGAAGGTCTTCTGTTCGAACTCGAGGAACGCGCCGCAGCCCGAGACCGTCAGGGTCGCGTTCTGCGTGAGGATCAGGATCTTGTCGTTCCAGGGGTTCCCCAGGCGGATGCCGGCCTCGGCAGCGCTGTAGCCCCAGGTGAGGGTCCAGCGCGCCGCGTCGAGCCCAGACATCGCGTCGACCGCGATCTCCCACCAGACGCCGCGGAGCTGCTGGTTCGTGACGCCGGCCCAGCGCTGGCGCCAGATGAACCGGCGCAGGCACGAGAGGCTGTAGGCACCGATCGGGCCGTCGGCGAGCGCTGACTCGTCGAGGGCCTGCTGGAGGATCGTCTGCAGCGTCACGCTGCGCGACTCACCCTCGATCGTCAGCGTGAACGTCACCCCCGCCTGCGCGGCAATGACGCTCGGCGCGAGCGCGAACGCCGGCGGGTTCGTGACCACGCCTTCCGAGATGGTGCTCTGCAGCGAGTCCCCCGGCGCCATGCTGGCCGGGAAGTGGACCGCGATCTGCATGTAGCTCCCGTCGGGGTGCCGCGTCTCGTGGAACGGCTCCCACTGCACGCGGTCCTGGTTGACGCCGTCGCTGACGCGCAGCTCGGTGGAGCGGTTCGTGAGCTCGCCGGGCGCCAGGCGGATGCCGTGCGTGACGATTCGGTTGCGCGCCGAGGCGGCCTTGTTGACGACCTGGACCGGGACGGGGGTCAGCGTCACGGGCGCAGCCTCTGGATGATCGTCGGCACGGTGCCGATCACGCTGCCGTTGTCAGCGGAGGCCTGGCGCGCGTAGAGCTCGCGCAGGCGCTGGATCGCAGCCAGGTTCTCCCGCACGTAGACCTTGTCCCCGATGCGGATCTCCCTCTTGAAGCCGTCGGTCGCGAACTGCTCGATGACCGAGTCGAGCAGGGAGACCATTTCCTGGGCGCTACGTGCCACGCGCGCGAGGGTGCCCGCGCGTCAAGGTCCCCGACATGGCCTGACCGCTATGGCATAGCGCCAAGTGTCAGATTCACGCGAGCTGAGAGTGCGTCAGCCCTTCCCGTCGTCGCCCGACTTGAACTTCAGGCCGCACGCCTTGCACGCGTGCCAGCGCACAGTGACCTCGCCGACGTGCTCGGTGCGGTAGGTCGAGAAGTCCTTACACCCGCAGTCCGGGCATCGGTTGTGCTTCCACCGGATCGACCGGATCTGATCGGGCCCGCCCTGCGGCGTCACCAGCGGCTCAGCCGGCGGCTGCGGCGGCACGATCGGACGACCAGGCGGCCCCCACTCGCCACGCTTCCCCTGTCCGAAGGCACGCTTCACCTACCGAACCCCCGCCGGCGAGCACCGCCGAACATGCGCTGGTCGCGGCCCCTGTGCTGCGGCACCCCGTGGCCCGGGGCGTGCGCCGGCGGCGGCTTGGGAGCCTCCTGGAGGCTCGAGATGCCCAGCAGGTCCGCCGCCGCGAGCGCGTACACCTCGCAGTCCAGCCAGTGGTTCCGGTCGCGCCCACCAGGCCGAGGCGCCCACACATACTCGGTTGCCCCGGCGCCGCGCCGCGGCTTCACCACGCGGTGCTCCGCGGTGATGTGCGAGAGGTACTCCTGGCTCGTCTCCTGGTGCAGGCACCACGTCCCGCGGTCGCCGGCCTGCGTGTGGATCAGGCGGTGGAGCAGGTCCTTGTAGAAGTTGGTGTCGAGGTGCCAGGCCGTGGCTCCGATCGGCTTCCCTTCCTCGTCCCTGGTCGGCCGGTAGGGGCGCAGAGGCTCGCCCTTGATGCGCTCGGCGCCCTTGATCGCGGACGTGACCGGCTCCCAGCGCGAGCACCAGGCCTGCACTTCGGTCGTGTGGTGGCCCTGCGCGTCGATGAAGAGCTTCCGCACGCGGAGCTCGTCGCGCCCGTTGGGCCGCTTGTAGGCGGTGTGGAAGAGGATGTTCTCGAGCGCCTCCCACGAGTCGACGCGGCCGTTGCGGATCAGCCACGAGTCCATTCCGAGCCCCCAGGCCCGGATCGTGAAGTAGATCAGGCGCTCCTGCACGTCGGCGCCGGCCGTCAGCGTGATCGCTTCCTCGGGGACGGTGCCGGCCGCATAGGGCCGCCGCAGCTTCTCGAGGTGTGACTCGTCGGTCCGGTCCGACGAGAGCTCGAACGGCTCGCCGAGGGTGCTGTTGTAGAAGTCCATCAGGCCCGAGGCGGTCTTGTGCGCTCCAAGCCACTCCGCCGCGAACTCCGCCCAGGACCGGAACGGGCTGAGCAGCCCGGTGATGTGGTAGCCGCGGTGCGAGGACTTGCGGGCCCCCACCACCTGGCCCTGGGCCGTGATCTCCGCGCCCTTCGGGACCCAGACCCCGCGCCGCATGGCGGACCGCTTCTGCTGGTCGGAGATCGGCCCGTCGCACGCGATGCAGTGGTACGCGACCCGCGGATCCACGCGCAGGAGCTCGGGGTCGCGCACTTCCGCCGGGAACCGGATCTGCGACCAGACGAGGTGCTGGAACACCCCGCAGCTCGGGCACGGGATGTGGAACCTCCGCTGGTCGCTCTTCAGGTACTCGGTCCAGATCGGCCCGTTCGTCGTCGTCGGCGTGCTGTTTTTGTAGATCTTGCGGTTCGCGAACGTCCGCGTGCGCGCCTTCGCGAGGCTCACCGGGTCAGCCTCCCGCCCAGACCAGGGCGGATACTTGTCGACCTCGTCGAGCACGACGACGCGGCAGGGCTTCGAAGCGAGACCCGCCGGGCTGCCGGCCGCCGCGAAGAACACCGAGGTCCGGTCGAAGCGCAGGCTCCCCTGCCGCATGTCTGCCGGCGAGTCCGTCATGTGCCGAAGGAGCGCCTGGCAGTGTTGCACCATCGGCTTCACGCGATCGGTGCAGATGTGCTTCCAATCCTCGTCGCGCGGCATCACGTAGAGCACCCAGCTCGCCTCCTGGTCGATCACGAACCCGACGATGTTCAGCAGCGTGTCGGTGCCGCCCACCTGTGCGCCCTTCACGACCGTGACTTCGCGGACCTCGCGGTCGACGTGGCAGTCCATGACCTCGTCGAGGAACGGGGTCAGGTCCTTCGCCCACGGCCCGGGCCTGGGCCCGTTGGTCACCACGCGGTTCCGGAAGGTCCACTCCGACACGGAGATCCCTTCGGGAGGCGCGAGGATCGCGCGCTCTTCCGCCCACAGCACCGCCCCGCCTCTAGCTTCCTTTGGGTCGCCCACGGCTCCTCACGATCCGGACGCCGGCCTCGTCTTGGCGGCGCCACTGCTCGAGCAGCTCGACCACGTTGTCCTTGGAGTAGGCGTCGAGGACGTCGCGCACGTGCTGCTCCACGTAGGCTTCGAGCCCCTCCACCTCCGGGAACTCGACCGCGACCATGCGCGGCAGAGCCAGGATGCCCTCGCGCAGGTAGCGGACCCGGTCCAGGAAGAGCGAGCGCACGGCCTCCTTCGTGAAGAGGCTGCCGCGCTTGCGCTGGATGTCGATCGCGAGGTTCAGGGTCGCATAGCGGTCCTTCTCCTTGCGCCAGTACTTCGGCGAGTCCGGGCCTCCCGGGTCTTGCACCTCGTCGCTGTTCCTCTGGACGTTCTCTTTCCGCCAGGCCTCGATCGCGTCGATGTCGTAGGCCCCGGTCTGCCCGGGCATCCCCTTGTGCCGCAGGCGCACGAGCTGGCGCCGCGAGAGCCCGGTGGCCGTCGCGACCTCGTCGAGGCTCTTGACGATGCGCTTGGTCACGCGGGCTCGCGCTTGGCCTTCTCGCCCGTG